TACAAACAAGATGGTGAGTGTGGTAGCTGTCGTGCCTGTTGGAATCATAAAGTTAAACAAGTAAGTTACAAGGAGCATTGATGATAAACTATAAATTTAAATCACAAGACAAAGAAGAAACAATAGAAGCCATGAGTTTAAATAAAGCACTGGATTCATTTCAAATTAAAGCAGGAAATTTAAAAGAAGTTCTTGTTGAATGGATAAGCAGAAAGGGAAACCCAAGTAGCAAGTTAATTAAACTACCAATTAAAAAAAGGAAAAATAAATAATGCTTAAAAAAGATATAATACTAGAGATAAGAGAGATGTTAAATGTGTATCAAGACACAATGACTAAAGATGTAGAGCAATCATTAAGAAATTTAATTGATTACATTGAAAGTTATAAAGAAAAACCCAAAGAAATCCCACAAGAAGATTGGGTAAAAGGATATAACAAATGGAAGAAAACAAAATGATTAAAATAAAAAGACCTATAAGTTATAAAAATTTAGAGCAGAGGATAGATGAAAACTTTGCTAACAATACTGACTATAATATATTTCATAAAAGAAATGGTAGAATAGTAGTTCATTTCTGGGATGAAGATTATCTTAAAAATTTTCCACATAAAGATGGGAGGAAAACACAATGAAGTACCTAATACTAATAGTATTTCTGTGCCTGCTATCCTGCAAATCTGCAGATTTAAATCCAACAACAACAATACTTAAGCATATATTAACTAATGATGGTAACAAATGACATTTGAATGGAAGCACCCAAAGCATCATGCAAAAATAAGAAAAGATTTTCGTGAAGAAGCAGAGAAAGAAAAAAAAGAATTAGAAGATTCTTACAAAGAATCTGTTAGACAAACAAAAGAACGAAAACAACTTGACACAAAGAAGAAAGTATGATATAGAAAGATAATGAAAAAATATAAAATAAGACTAACTGGCCTGGGAATAGAAGCAGTAGGAATAATTCCATTTGAAAATGAACCAACGATTGAAGAAGTAGAAAACTCAACAGCATTGTATCTAAATGAAAACTTAATGAAGGTAGAACAAGATGGTAACTTCTATGCTAGAGATAGATACATGCTAACCTATGAGGAATTACAGGAAGAAAAAGAAAAGAAATTAATATTAGGAGAATGGGTTTGAATTATAAACAACAACTAGAAGTAGTACAAGGATTATCTATTCCACCTGATACAACTCTCAGAATGGATTGTCCATTTTGTAATAATAAAAATACACTATCAGTTGATACAACGAGTAACAACATTGGCTGGTATTGTTTTCATACATCTTGTAGTGCCAAAGGAAAACATCAAGGAGAAAAAGATATGACCTATGTTAATAATACATTTAAAAAGAAAGAAGAGAATTTAAATACAGAATTCTATGTGCCTGATAGCTTTAAGATATTAGATTCAAGTGATAAAGCTAGACAATACATACATAAAAATAATTGTTGGGAAGCATGGGCATGGGGTAGAGCAGATATTAAGTATGATGTTAAACAAGATAGAGTTGTATTTATGATTAGGCATGAACAGAAAGCACATGAGTTTGTAGGTGCAGTAGGTAGAGCATTAAGTTCAGCAACCTATCCTAAATGGTACATGTATGGAAATAAAGATGTACCTTTTAAATGTGGATTGCATGAACACAACGAGGCAGTTATCGTAGAAGATTGTGCTTCAGCTTGTGCAGTATCTAATGTACTTACAGGTGTGGCTATACTTGGTACATCATTAACACAATCCCATAAACAATATTTAAAATCATATGATAAAATATATGTGGCACTAGATAGGGATGCAACAACAAAATCATTTGGTGTTGCCAATGAATTAAAATCCTATGGCTTACAAAATGTACATGTTAAAACTTTAGAAGATGATTTAAAATACTTTAATACAAAAGAAATAAAGGGGATGTTTTATGATTGAAGAACTTAAAAAGGAAATTGAAAAATTAAAAAAAAGAGCACAAGAAGCTGAAGGTGAAGTTACTATTGTAAAAGGAATTGGGATGAATAGTCCTGAGTTTCGGGCTTTAAAAAAAGAGAACGAAGAATTAAAAGATGACAATAGAAAATTAGCACAGCAAATACAGGACAAGAATAATCTTGTAGGGAGATTAAGAGATAAAGGATTGATATGATAGAGAAACAAATAATAAAATTACTGTTAGGTAAAAAATTTTATACAAAATATAAAGGTCAGATATCTCGTAATGTATTTCAAGGTAGCTTTGGTTCTTTGTTTGATACTGTACAAAAGGCTCATGAAAAATATGATGCTGATATAAAAATTGATGAACTCTATGCACTGCATACAACAATGTTTAATCCTGCCTTAACAAGGGCAGCGAAGGAACAGTTCAGTGAATTAATTGAGGACATAAAGGAAGTACAAGAGCCATCAAAAGAAATAGCAGATGACATTGTAAAGATATTAGTTGAAAGAGATGTGGCTCAGAAGATTGCAATAGAAGCTACTGAAATATTTAATGGTAGACCAGCAGACTTTAATGCTATTGTTTCTATTATAGAAAAACATAAGCATGGATTACCAGCAGAAAAAATAGATGCAGTTACTAATGATATACCAGAGTTAATTGAAAAATTAAATGTGGTAAGTAAGTGGCAATTTAATTTAACTTCACTAAAGGATAACGTAGGTGGAATTGGACCTGGAAATTTAATGATAGCATTTGCTAGACCAGAGGTAGGTAAGACAGCATTCTGGGTAAGTTTATGTGCAGCACCTAATGGATTTGCTGAACAAGGTGCAAAGATACATGCGTTTATTAATGAAGAGCCTGCAGTACGTACACAAATGCGAGCCATAAGTTGTTTTACTGGATACAACAGAGAACAAATTACAGAACATATAAGTGATGCACAACTTGAATGGACAAAAATAAAAGATAATATTAAAATGATTGACACTGTTGATTGGTCTCTTGATGATGTAGATAGTCATTGTGAAAAACATAAGCCAGATATAATTGTAATAGATCAATTAGATAAAGTAAATGTTAAGGGAACATTTGCAAGGACAGATGAAAAGCTACGAGCAATATATACAGGTGCTAGAGAGATAGCAAAGAGAAGAGATTGTGTAGTCATTGCTATATCACAGGCATCAGCAGATGCAGATAACAGAGACCATATATCATTTTCTATGATGGAAAATTCAAAGACAGGCAAAGCAGCTGAAGCAGATTTAATTATTGGTATAGGTTGTGGTAGTTATTCCAGAACAGATGATCAAGATAATGGTAGTAGAATATTAAATATTAGTAAAAATAAAATAACAGGATATCATGGTACACCAGCTTGTATCATTGATAGATATCTAAGCAGGTACACAGATTAATATGATAACAACAGTAGACGTAGAAACTTCGTATCAAAAAACAGAGGCTGGTGGCTTTGATCCATCACCATTTAATCCCCAAAATATTCTAGTAAGTGTAGGTATTAATGATGAATACTATTTTACTAATCATACTGAAAGAGTTGATGAAGGATGCTATCATAAAATACAAAAGGTATTAGATGAAACTAAATTATTAATAGGGCATAATATTAAATTTGATTTAAGCTGGTTACTTGAAGCAGGCTTTAAGTATGATGGCAATGTATATGATACTATGATAGGAGAGTACGTATTAAACAGAGGTATTCGTAAGAGTTTAACATTACAAATGTGCTGTCAACGTAGAAAATTAGGTGCTAAAGATGATAGGATAAAAGAATTTATGGATAGGGGTGTGTCATTTGAAAATATTCCTAAAGATATTGTAGAAGAGTATGGTAGAATAGATGTAGATATTACTAGAAAACTATTTGATTCTCAAATGGAAGACTTAAGATCAGATAAAGATAAAAATTTATTAACAACTGTTAAGATGATGAATGAGTTTTTAATTGTGCTTACTGATATGGAACGGAATGGTATTCATATAAACTTAAATGATCTTGCACAAGTAGAAAAAGAATACAGAGCAGAGTTTGCTTACTTAAAACAAAAGATAGATAAGATTGTTTATAATAAAATGGGGGATACTAAAGTTAACTTATCAAGTCCTGAACAATTAGCATGGCTAATCTATTCTAAAAAACCTAAAGATAAAAAGGAATGGGTTAG